GTAAATTCCAATAGTTCACCATTTCCACCGGCATAAGTATAAGTCTTTGATACTGGTCTATTTAATCTTTGATTTTCTACAGTTAATTTGCCACCAGAACCATTTATATAATATGGGCCCTTCTTCAATCTATTGACTAACTGTTGTACTTGTTGAAATCTATTTCTTGGTGTACCTAATAATAATACATTTGTAGCTTTGTGTTGTATTATATCAATCAGCTTATAATCATTAGGTAAATCCTTAGTAAGTTGTTGATTTTCCGGGGTAGCTTCTAATATCTTAACCCCCACTTGATCAGGGTCAGACATATATGGTACTTGAGAAGTATAATATACCTGTGGAATAAATCCATCCTGAGTATATGGATATATAGCTTGTCCAGGTCCCTTACCAAAATCATTATAATAAGATTGATAATATGGTCCTGGAGTATTGTTACCCACTACTTTTCCACTTGGTATAACCCTTTTAGCAACTACCTGTTCCCTAACTTCTCTTGTAATATCGTAGTCTATAAAAGTTATTCCCACCGGGATACCATTAAGTACAGAAGTTACATACCTGTCAAACCCTTTAGCTTGACCAGCAAAGTTTGGTTGCATATTCTTTAATAAAATACTGCAATCAGCAAACTCTATGGTAATTCTGGTTCCTTCTGGTGTAAAGTGTACATCATGACCCACTATTAATACTTTTTTTAATGGGCCAGACTTTGAAGTAGAATCTGGATATATCCAACCCCATTGTAAATGGAGTGGCATCATATAATTGAACTCTTTTATGGAAATAAGATTCGTATTATTGGTTACAATAATGAACCTTCCCTTATCCTCTTTGCCTTCCTCATAGGTATACTCAAATGATACTACATATACTCCTATGGGTAATTTGGATATTGGGTCTAGTATAGCTTCCTGTCCACCATCAAAGATAGCTAGATATGGAGCACCCATCCCCTCATATAGTGTAGCATCACTATCTTGTTTAAATGTGGTTACTGTTTCAGCCATAATTTTAAGGTATTATAATTTCCATACCGTCTTCTAACTCTCTCAATGGGAAGAATAAATTATTAGCTTCTGCTATTAGGGTCCAATATCCAGAATCCCCATAATATCTGAAAGCTATGTTTTGTAAAGTTTCACCTTCTAAAACTGTATGAGTTTTATTTAATGGGGTGGTACTTACTGTTCTGGGTTTTTCCAGGATCATATCCCCATCACCAAAATCTATAATATATCCTCCAGAATAGGGGTTCATAGTGATTTATTTTTAAGCATTAAAGGTTTCCAGGGGAGCAGGAGCTTCTATTCCTCTAGTTACAGCCAAATCCTCTGGGGAAACTATTTCTACTCTCCTTTGATTTGTAGCAGATACCCTTTTGAAAGTAAGGGTTTGAGTAGCACAATTTGGATACAAGTGTAAATCAGTTAAAGTATTATCTACCCCATCACCACTAGATATCCTTCCACCATCCTCATTGTGATTATATCTACCAAGCATACGACTGGCATTTTGAAAATGAGATAGAACAAATGGGGCTGATTCTAATATGAAAGTATCATTGTCAAATAAACCAGAAGTTCCCCATAGAATATTCAATGTAGGAGGTGCAGCAATATAACCATCTGCTTTAGTCCAAGATTTAAGAAGATTACATTTAGTAATTACTTCTTTCCTATTATTTGGATCACTTACATACCAGGATACATCAAAACTAATGGTATCTTCTCCTCCAGTGTACATCATAAATGGATTATTTCTACCCATTGATTTCACTGCTACCCATGATGATTGAGGATTTATGTTCAATTCATTTGGTCTATTCTGGATAGTAATGATAGTAGGAGGAGAGGTATGCTTATTTATAATCTGGATTTGGTTGTTGATTTGATTTACCTTGTTTATCTTATCATTTAAGATATTTCTATTAGATGAAGTGTGATCGGTACCTTGTATGTATCTATCTTTTTCCCCTAACCCAGATAATACTTGTTTTCTTGCCTGAATCCAGGGTTGATCTCTTTGAGCAACTGAGTAAGAACTAGCTCTAGCATAATGATGGTTTAAAGCATCGTTTATCTTATATGAAGCTTTTGCCTCATCTTTGGGCATTGGAGAAGTAGCCCTATTTAATAAAATTTTAGCTCTCCAGAGTTTATTTAAAGGGGAGTTAAATATTCTCCCCTGTTCTAGTTCTGTTACTACACTAGCAACAGCTCCAACCGCTTTCCCTATTATACTTGCCATATTATTTCATTCCAAAAGTTAGGTTGGTTTCCCCTTGCATATCTTCAACAGTTTCCCTAATTGTAGGTTTACCATCAACATTGAGGTTGATTACAGCAGTGGGTTTTATATTCCTTATTTGTTCAGCCCAATACTGCATAGCATTGTACATCTGAGTAAGTATTTGATCTTCTCCTGGGAACTTATTAGCTTTGTTTCTTTCTACTAAATTTCCATATTGATTAGCTACTTTATTTGCAGCATCAGTATTAGCATCAGTAGCTTCTTTATTACCAGTTATAGCACTGATAAGAGATGGTAGTATCAAAGTTAATATAGATATACCTACTCCGATTGGTCCACCAAGTAAACCAACTAATCTACCACCTACAGCTAATAAACCTCTACCTGCAAATGCCCCAAATCCTGCTCTAGCAGCTCCAGCTGCAGCAGTTTTAGCAGCACTCTTACCAAACAAACCAGCAAAGAACCCACCAGCGGCTCCAGCAGCTGCAGCACCT